TTATAACCAGGTTGCCCCTCTAGTTACATCAAATTCATCATCGGGAGATACGTAGTAGTAAAAAGCTATGCTAACTCGCGGCTTTTCACCTTGAACCGGGGTCGGGTGCCCATGCACCGAGGTGGAGTTGGTCTCAAAATATACGGCACGACTCTGCTTTAATTCTATCGAATGATATATCTCGCCATTTCCATTACGAAAACAAAGTTCTCCGCCTGAGTTAGTGCTATAGTAATCAGGAGTAAGATATATAAGCAGATTGCTAATCCTTTTGAGTTTAGTGTTGAACATCTTAGGAGTGGTAAAATCTGTGTGAAATCTAAGAGTACCACCTGGATATGTAATGTGTATGCCACCGCCGTTAAATAGCGGATCAGGTATTAAATTACCCAAAGGCATAAACCTGTTTAGATGACTCATACAATGCATACTGTTGAACCAGTTAAGTACAGAAAGTATTTTTTCGTTACCAAACTTGGAGTAGTCATTTATATAAAATTTTTTCACGGAGTTATTTGCCTCTCCGCCCCAGGCATAGTCTAGTTCAATTTGTGGAATTGTAAGTATTTCATCGTAAAGAGTCTGAGCCAGTTCATCACTAATGAAATTATCAAAAGTGATGAAGTTAACTGGCTCAGACTGTCGCTCTACTAGCTTGTAATTGGGACTAATCATTTTCAAACAGCGACGTTAGAGATGCCGCGCAGTAATTCGGCCCCTTAAGCACTTTACCGTCCTCGCGGTAAATCGGCTTACCATCCGGGCCAAGTTTACTCATGTTGCTTTCATGCACACGATTAAAGCAGGCGTTTAGATCAATACCCATAGAGTGTCCCATGCCGTATACGACATACAGCAGATCGCAAAGTTCTTTTGCAATTTCAGGCAGTCCCTCATAGTGAACAGCCTCTTTCACTTCTAGCATTTCCTCATGTATGAGATTTATTCGAAGCAGTTCTGTATCTTCATCAAGTCGTTGCGGGGTTGTATTAACCTCCTGGCCAAACGCCTTCATGAATTCTCCTACTTTATCAAAATTTGTGTGGTGCATTTTTTACCTCTTACCAGTTTCTCAGCGGGGGAGTATATTTTCCCTCAATAAATTGTTGATACAAGTTGTCTACAAACATTTCCGGATCATAGTCAAGTTCTCTATCGGTTCCTGTCTCGGCAGCAATACATTGTATCTCATCATACCAAAGACTTTCAAAAGTGTCTAAATCAACACTCTTACGAAAAACAAGAGCCCACCTACGAGCCATTTCCATTTCATTTACTTGCTGTGGTCTACGTTTTGATCCTTTACTCATGTCCAGAGACTCCTGTAGTATTCTGCAAAAAGTCTAAGCCCGTTCTGGATACGCTCATCCCACTCCCTTCCAACAGGCTCATAGTGTATTTCCTTTTCAAAAGTAACATTAAAGCCATCGTTATGATCCCTAATCTGCTCAAACGCCCAGATCATTTCTTCCAGAACATAGTCCCAGCGATCAAACCAGTGCTCGTCTAGGTCTCCTGAAACGCTCCACACTTCTGGGTCTTTCGATCGCAATTCCTCTGGTACGTCCTGGTTACATACAGAAGGAGCACCAGCTTTGGTCTCTCTCATAGCTACGAGTGCAGGGACGACAACGTGTGCCAGGGTATTAGAGAGATCCCAGATATCCGGCGGGTCAATAGTTACATTTACTTTAGGCTCGTAGGTATCGTCTTCGAGTTTTGACCAATCAATATTGACTTTCATTTTAAACCCAACTCCTCGCTTGTGCTTGCCTACGTTTTTCTCTCAACTCGGCGGCCTTACGCCGCCGGTTTCTTTCTGCCGTAGGTTTTTCATAGTATTCACGCCTACGAACCTCAAGAAGAATCTCTCCGGATTTCTTCTTGAAGATCGACAGTGCGCGATTGACGTTATTGTTTCTAACTGAGACTCGCATTATTCCATGTCATCCCCAGTCATACGAGCAAAACGACGAGTCGCAGAGGGAGGCGGACCCCAAAAATCCGTAGCTTTGATCTTTTGATGCTGACCATCACTACGAGCAGGATCAGGGCGACTCAGAACAACATTTTTGCCTGCAATCCAAGCATCAAGTTGATTCATGATGCGCCTCGCAGGATCACGCTCACGCAATCGCATAGAATGTCCAACGACGCCTTTGCTGACGTATTGACCTTTGCGATTATTTTTACTGCGTTTCTTTCCCATCTAAACTTCTCCTTACTGATTTTGTGTACTCAACTGCAAATCTATAGTAGCTGTCAGTTGCTTGTTTAATTAACTCGTCTTGATACTCTTTGTAGCGTTGATCTAAAAAAGTTTCCCATAGCATATCGGGACAGCTACCGAATTCTGCCCGAAGATCCTTGTATCTTTTTTCTTCCCAAGCCTCTCGGGTTTCTATACCAATCGTGACTGTCATGCCTGGTAGAAATCCTCATCTTCTAGAGACTGCAAGTATTTTAACATACTCATTTCCTTCATGAGTTCTACTCCTTCATCCTCCAGCTCTATCTCAACAGGCTCACCTGAGATGCTAGTTGCCAAATCGAGCATTGCTTTTAGCATTTCGTTATAGTGGTCACTCATTATCCGTCTCCTTATACACGTCGCCCATGTTAAAGTGAGCAAACAGGGGCTTTTCCTCTGTGAAGTACTGAGGGTTGTCTTTTGCCCATTTCCTCCAGTTCTTATCGCACTCATCCTGGTCTTTAGATCTAGACTGCGGCCAGTTCTCTTCGGAATCATCCCAAAGCTCACCGAATTGGTTGTGGTGCATATCATACAATGCAATAACAGCATAGTGTATAATTTTGTAGAGGTCTTTTTCCCAATCCTCTGAAGTTCCTTTTTTACCGAAACGGGTAGCATACTTAATAATATTACCCATAAGAAATCCATTAGCAAGACCTGCATCCATGATGTTCTCTATAGCCTGGCGTTTGCCATCACTATAATGTTGTTCGTAGGTATTTTCAATATAGCCTTGAGCCATACCCAGGTAATGTTCTTCGTTAAATTTGTAAAAGGTTATTTCTGCCACAGATTTCTCCATTTTTCAGCAAGATAGTTTGCAAACTCTAGAGTTGCGGTTATAATAAGACACGCTACAGTCAGTGCTATTAGATAGACAAAAACTAGCATAATTGTAATTATTTCTTTCATTTTTAAAATGTATGCAGCTCGGACTGAGAATAGTATCCATCAAGAGTTCGTTCCATATTTTCGATCTCCATTCGCAGTTTGTTGAAGTCGTCCGCAAAAGTTTCAAAGTTGTACTTGTTAGGGCCAAGTGCAATCATTGCCTCAAGATCCGAACACGCTTGTAAATATTGGCTAATTTTTTCATCCATTTATATCAAACCTCCTTCCTCGATCTTTTAAGTATTTAACTTGTTTACGAATAGAGTTCATATTCCTAGTGGGAAGTAGATTGAGCAGAACGCCTCTCGGCACAGTATAGTAATATAATTGAAGGATTCTGCGTTCATTCTCTGTCCACGGAACTTTCTTGTATTCTTTCATGCTATATATTATACGCGAATATCCATAAAATGTCAAGAACTATTTTTAGCCAGGCTTAAAAAGTTTTTATTGAAGAAAACAAAAAATAGTTCTTGACTTTCATGTTGATTTTTGTTAAAATAAATAATCGAAATTCACGTTCAGCTCTTTTGAACAAAGCGAAAAAGGAGACAACCCTTGAATATTTATGAAGCATATTTACTGTTTGCCGCCTGTCTAATAGGTTGCGGGATTCATGCCTGGAATCTAGGACGCAGAGCCGGAATCGAAGGAACAGTACAATATCTAATTGACGAAGGTGTGCTTGAACTTGAAGAAGATTAGTGTACATATGTGTCTGTAATGAAATCACAGACCAGGATTTGAAAAATAATCCTGAACTTATAAGTGCTTGCGGTACAGAGTGCGGCACTTGTATAGAATTTATTTCCTTGATGAAAGGGACTGAAAATCGGGCGGACGCGGCTTCGAAGCCGCCAGCTCCACCAAAAGCATATTAGTAATAGGCAATTTAGGATCGCAACCTGAAACCTAGCGTAAGTTAAAGATGGCTGAAAGTTTCACGCTAATATGCTTCTGATGGGGCTGAAATGGATTCGACGGACGATAAATAGGAAACTGGAGAGGACGGTAAGCTAGACCGTAATTCTGCAAAAAACTATAGTTGCAAACGATGACAACTACTATCAGGAGATGGCGCTGGCCGCTTAATTCTGAGGAGGTCTTGCCCAGCCTTCTTACCGAAATGGGCTATTAAATTTTACGGAGGAGAACTATGGTCAAAAATTTACTGGCAATATTTCTTCCCCTATCTTGCTACTGCACGGACGAAACTTATTGCTTGACGCAGAATATATATTTTGAGGCGAGAGGGGAATCCCTTACAGGGCAACTAGCTGTTGCATACACAACTCTAAATAGAGTAGTATCGGAGCGATTTCCTGATACTGTATGCGAAGTAGTATGGCAACCTAGACAATTTTCTTGGACGCATGACGGAAAGTCAGATGCTCCTAAAGAAACAAAACTAGAACTAAAAGCATGGGAGTCAAGTAGTTGGCTGTCCAGTTTTGTCATACATACTTGGCCTATCATAAAGTTTTTTGATCCAACAAATGGATCGACCTATTATCATAGTAAGAAAGTTATACCTTTTTGGTCTTATCATTACGAACCTTCTGTAGTGATAGGCGAGCACATTTTTTATACGGAGTAATATATGTTTTGGTCAATAGTATTTTTTATAACTGGCTGTTTTGTTGGCTGGCACGTACCACAGCCTAGCTGGGCTAAAAAAGTCCAGGATTGGGTTTATGACAAAATTTTGGATCTTGTAGATAAATTTACCACAAATGGATACAAATAACCTAGTATCAGATGAGTACAGAGCATTATTAGAGTACGAACATTTAGAGAATAAAGATCTCTGGGGCACAACAGCCCAAAATATGCTACATATCATAGAACCATATCTAAAACGTGTAAATGCTACTAAGTTTCTGGACTATGGTGCAGGCCATGGAGGTTTGAAAAAAGTTTGGGGACATAAGTACAAAATAACCGAGTATGAACCTGGAAGGCCAGAAGTTTCCGCCCCTCCAGAGCCTCACGACATGGTACTGTGCATAGATGTTTTAGAGCATATAGAACCAGAATATATAGACAATGTTTTAAAGGATCTACAAAGAGTTACTAAAGAGTATGGACTTTTTCAGATTGCCACAAGACCTGCCGTCAAAAAATTAAAAGACGGTAGAAACGCTCACTTGATTGTAAAGCCAGCGCAATGGTGGATTGAAAAAGTGAATACTCTATTCGAAATAGTAGACTTTCAAACAAACGGTACAAGAGAAGTTAGAGTTTTTGTAAAAGCATTGTGAAAACTAGAAACGAAATGATGCACGAATATTATATGTCTCTTCTCGAACGAGAGGAGAAAGGTGCAGCTAGCAAGCCACGGTATCAGACCGGGCCAAAAGCTAGCTTTATGTCGTGGGTAGGACAACTACCCAAAAATAATATAGATGACCGTATGGCATCTAAAGAGCGTACCGAACGGGCGCACGGAGAAAAAAATGACGAAGTTACAAAATGTTAATGACCTGAGAAAGTTTATGCTGGGAGCAGACGATTTTTTGGATCGAGTATTTACAATGCCCACCATAGATCAACATTCTTATCCTCGATATAATATTATCAATTCCGCTACAGGATACAGGATTGAAGTAGCGGTTCCAGGGTGGGATAAAGAAGATCTTACTCTGGAACTCGAAAAGTCTACTTTGCTTGTAAGGGGAGAGATGAAAGAGGAATATCTTGAAAAAGGAGAGAGCTATACCCATAAAGGTCTTAGCACTAAGAACTTTCAACGCACTTTTTCGATTGGGGAAAACTTAATCCTTGATCGAGCGTATCTGGAAAGCGGAATGTTGAACATAGAGTTTAGCAAACAGATTCCAGAAGCAGAGTTGCCAAAACTAATCGAGATTCTTTAATCTCAACGGGGCCTGGCGCCTGCGCGCCAGGCTCTATAATCAGGACTATGTATAGAATTTTTACTATTTTAGTTTTACTGGGTGTCATATCTGGCATGGCATACTTTGGAAAAATTCAGTATGACAGAATGACTAAGACTATGGCACAGATGGAAGTATCGCTTTTACAAAGTCAAGATACTATAAAACAGTTGCAGAAAGAACGAGAAGTTTTTGAAGAAGCAACAAGAGCCTATCAAAGAGACCTAAATAAGTGGGAGAATGATAGGGACAGGCTGATCGGAGTTTTGCAAAGACATGATCTAACACGATTAGTAATAGCAAAACCAGGATTAGTAGAAAAGAGAATTAACGATGGTATTGAACAGGTTTGGAAAGATTTTGAGCGTGCTAGCGGCAAGTCTGATACTGGTTAACTGTGCTGCTACACCGACAACTACAACAGTTTATGTAGATAGAGAAATATTGTTGCGAGAGCGTCCTCGCCCCATAAATTTACATCAAGTAGTTGCTCAAGCAGTAAGTTCAGAAAATTTAGAAGATTATTTAAATGCGAACATGGCACGGAACGGAGATACTGCTTTTATTGCTTTTGACGTTCGATACTACGAAAACCTCAGTTTGAACATGGCAGAGATACTCAGGTATTTAAGACAGCAAACTGAGTTAATAGAATATTATGAAAGTTTAGCACAAAAGGATTCGTATGATGTACAACGAACAGAGGATAATGAATGACCTCAGAAGACATGAGGGTGTAATTTACGAAATATATCTCGACCCATTAGGATTTAAAACCTTTGGAGTAGGGCATTTAATTAAAGACGGAGATCCAGAGTGGGAACAGCCAGTCGGCACTTCAGTTCTCCCGCTTCGCGTCAATCAAGCCTTGAAACAAGATTTAGCAGTCGCAATAGAAGATTGTGAAATTCTTTTTAAATTTGAAGAATGGACAGACTGGCCGGAGGAAGTTCGGGAAATCTGTATTAACATGGCATTTAATTTAGGATACCATAAATTTAAAAAGTTTGTCAAGATGAAAGAGGCACTATACGCTAGGAACTGGACGAAAGCTGCCGCAGAAGGTAGAGACAGCCTTTGGTATACTCAAGTGGGTCGACGAGGCAAAGAGTTAATGGATAGGCTGGAGGCTGTATAATGGGAACTATAATACTTCCTAAGCCAATGGTAGGAGAACCAGAATTATCAAGAGTGCATACATTAGCGGCGGATTTCTTTGCTGAGTGTGCATCGCAGAAAAGGTTGGTAGAGAAGGACTACTTTGACTATGCTAGTCGTTTTCTATTGGAAACAATATACGCCATTTATGGCGATAAGGGTTTAGAGTTTATACTCAGACATCAGGAGACACATCATGACGATCAGAATAAACCCGATAACGGAGCGACTTAAAGATATAGTAAAAAATCATGGGGCTACAGGATGGGTCGTTCTAAAGAATGAAAAGAATTGCTGCCAAAGAGGCGGAAAAACAGCATCATTAGTATGTAAAAATAATAAACTAATTTGGCTAACGAAGGAAGAAATGAAGTAAGCATATGTTAAAATATATCTTGACATTTTACACATTTTTTAGTATAATAATAGGATGAGTATGACACCGCAAGAAATATGGGATTACAAAATGAAATGGCTACCTGGTTACGCAGTTACGATACATTCTGACTTGAGTGACCACATTGCTCGATACATCGTAAAGCAACAACTACCACCCCATAAATGGCACTTCAAAAAGTGGACTGACGTATATCAACACAGTTACCTTTTTGAAAATGAAATAGACGCAAATATTTTTGAATCAACTATAAAGAATTACTACGGACTATGAATATATTTTACCTTGACCCTGATCCGGTTATAGCCGCACAAATGCAATGTGATAAGCACGTTGTAAAAATGGTACTAGAAAGCGCACAAATGTTATCAACTTGTCAGATTGAAATGTGGGACGATATTATCGACCCACCTGATTTGTTGTACAAACCTACGCATAAAAACCATCCATGTAATATCTGGCTTAGAGAAACACGGGGCAATTATCGCTGGCTTTACGAACACTTTATTGGGTTAGCTGATGAGTATACTCGTCGGTATGGTAAAGTTCATCTGTCCGACAAAAAATTGCGACACATATTAAAGCAGTATCCTGGGGGGCTGCCAGCAGGGCCTTTCACCACCCCTCCCCAGTGTATGCCTGATGAATATAAAACTGAAAACGATACGATCGGAGCCTATCAGCTTTTCTATCTCATGGACAAATCTAGATTTGCAAAGTGGGAGAAGGGCAGAGAAGCACCAGAATGGTACACTAGAGATATAGGACTAGTACAGAATGGATAACAGCACTGTAAAGCTCATAGGAGTTACACAGCCTTTTAGAGGAGAGGACGAAACAGCCGAAGATCTTATAGGCTATGTTGCTAGAGTGAGTAATCCCGATAACCAGAACAATAAGAAAACAGTATCTAAATTACTAAAGTACCTTATCAAACATAAACACTGGAGCCCCTTCGAGATGGTTCATGTTGTTATGGAGATAGAAACAACTAGAGATATTGCTAGGCAAATTCTCAGGCATAGAAGTTTCTCTTTCCAAGAATTTAGCCAACGGTACGCGGAGGCTCCAGGATTTATTGAAAGCAGAGATGCAAGATTACAAGACTACACAAACAGGCAAAACAGTCTAGAAAGTGGGGATGTACAACTTGAGGCTCAGTGGAAAAAATATCAACAAGAAGTTATAAATACTTGTATGGCAGCTTATGATTGGGCTTTAAAGGAAGGAATTGCAAAAGAACAAGCAAGAGTAGTATTGCCAGAGGGTCTTACAAAGTCTAGGTTATATATGGCCGGGTCTTTGCGCTCTTGGATACATTACTGTGATCTAAGAATGGCACACGGAACTCAAAAGGAGCATATCTATGTTGCTAGACGCTGTTGGGCTATTCTTTGTTTGAAGTTTCCTTTTCTAAATGAATGGGCTACTGATGATTATTGATATATTAACCTGGGTACTTATAGTTATAGTAATTTTAGCAATATTAACACCCTATGACGAGGACTAGTATGGCAACTAGAGGAATAAAAAAGAAAGCACATGAGAATCTTTCGGATAGTAACATTCGAAAGGTAATGACTCTGTTAAATCCAGAAGAAGGAACTCCTATAACTAAAAAAGAAGCCTGTAGTATATTAAACATTGCTTATAATACAACAAGATTGCAGAGAATTTTTAATGACTATCAGCAAAGACAAGATAATATTGCTAGACGAAAAGCCGCCAATCGAGGTAGACAAGCAGATACTACAGAAATTAGAACTGCTATCACCGAATACCTTGCAGGTGATTCAGTCTCCGAAATCGCAAAAGGACTTTTTAGATCGCCTTCGTTTGTACGATCAATTATTGAAAGAACCGGAGTACCACAACGCCCCACTAGTAAAGAAGATAAGCAAGGTATTGATTATATTCCTGATTCTTGCGTGGCCGACAGATTTGAAGTCGGAGAAATTGTATGGTCTGCCAAGCACCATACAACAGCGGTTATTAAAGAGGAGTTAAGCCTGGAATACCAGCAGAGTAGAAAAGGTATAACCCCTGTAGATTACGAAAAAAAGTACGGTTCAAAAATGTATTCGATATATGTTACAGAGGCAGTAAATAGTGAAGATACATTTTTTCCTCACATAGTAAGTGGAGGTTATTTTGCAGTATCTCCCGCATACGATTTAGGCAAGTTATCGCATCTAGAGAAGTATGGGGTAGATTTAAACCGAGTGTGAAAATAATTCTTGACATTCGTGCTTTTCTTTAGTATAATAGATTTTGAAATTTGATATTATTACATTTTTGAATCGGAGGTTTCTATGGGCGATAGGTGGTATAACCAAATGTACAAACTTAAACGACCCGAACAGAAGCTAAGTATAACACAGTTAAAGAGGAAACAAAAAGTGGCTTGGACTGATGAATTAAAACAAGAAGTTATTGATGCATACTTGGCACAAGATCCTACTCCAGAAACTAGTATGGAGATTGTAAAGGATATTGCGAAAGAATTTGAGCAGAGCGCCAACGGGGTTCGCATGGTTCTTTCTCGTGCTGAAGTGTACGTCAAAAAAGCACCGGCATCAAAGAGCTCCGGCTCAACTGGCGGTGGACGAGTTTCTAAGGCTGCGGCTCAAGAAGCTCTCGTAGCAGCCCTTACGGATGCAGGTCAGGAAGTAGACGAGGATATCGTCAGCAAACTGACTGGTAAGGCGGCTCAATACTTTACAACGGTACTCAACGCTGTAACAGGCTGACGAACTACCTTTGAAGTATATACCTGGGGAGGTTAATCCTTCCCAGGTTTCTTCACATCTACGCATTTAACCTTTGAGTTCAGCAAAGTAAAAAAGTTTGCTAATCTGGTACCAAAGGAGTAATTGTGAAAAAAGAAGAATTAGCACAGCTTGTCAATGAATATGGCGATGCAATTATAACTTACAGAAGTAAGAACTCTAATAAGTTAAAATACAATGTTTGTACGTTAGATTTTAGCACTCCATATATTCAGAATAAGACAAACAGAGCAAAAGAAAACGAAAATGAATTACTGTTATTTTGCTGGGATACGGACTCTTACCGAAAATTAAATCCTAGAAACGTGACAAGTGTAGTACCGTTAGCCTCGGTGCTAAAAAACGAGGACGACTAATGCTACTGCATGAAGCACCTGCGCTATATGAGCGCATCATTCACTATGATAGTAATAAAGAGATACAGATTAGACTCTGTGTCAATACTTTTAGGGGTGTAGAATACTTACACCTAAGAAAATACTATTTGGACTTTGAAGAAGAATGGCTGCCGTCCAAGGAAGGCGTAGCCATGGCTTTAGACTTTGACAACTCCAGAGAGCTTTTTGCAGGTTTGGTAGAGATACTTTCTCTTGCAGAAACCAAAAATATCCTGGAGGAGCACTTCAAAGACCTTTTAGATGAGATATACTTAAAATAGTTCTTGACTTTCTGATCTATTTCTGTTAAAATATATATCAGAAATTCGGAGAAGTATATGCACAATTTTCTTGACCTTGCATCTAAAAAGTATTACGAAGGTAAACCCATTATGTCAGACGCAGAGTTTGATATACTGGCGTCACACTTTGGATACAAGACCGTAGGATATACGGTAACAGACGGTGTTGAGCATTTTCATAGGATGTACTCACTTCAAAAAGTTTTTGATTTGAGTGATAGTCCTATTCCCTTAAAGAATTGTGTCGTTACTCCGAAGTTGGATGGTGCGGCAGTATCTCTGCTATATGTCGGAGGCGATCTAGTAATGGCACTTACAAGAGGTGACGGTAAGATTGGTCGCGACATTACAGAAAAAATGGAGCTTCTTGCCCCATTTTGTTTCTCTGAACCCAACCCCGGTATTTGCCAGATAAATGGCGAAGTCGTGGTTCCTAGCACTATAGACAATGCCAGGAACTATGCTGCCGGTTCTCTCAACCTTAAAGACTTAGACGAGTTCAAATCCCGTTCAAAGAATATGCACTTCGTTGCATATGAGTGGGTTGATTCTGGTTTCGCTTCATATGGTTACGATATGCAAGTCTTGCACGAGAATAATGGGTTCAATGTTGTAACAACTTTTGATGCTACAGATTTTCCTACCGATGGGCAGGTTTATCGACTGGATAATAATTCAGAGTACAAAAGGTTGGGGTATACCTCTCACCATCCTAGAGGGGCTTTTGCACTCAAAACGCAAAAGAAAGGCGTAGTAACAACTCTACGTGATGTTGTGTGGCAAGTCGGGAAGTCAGGCGTAGTTAGCCCCGTAGCTGTACTCGACCCTGTGGCGATTGATGGAGCTAACGTTTCAAGAGCCACGCTACACAACATTGAATATATTGAAGGGCTTAACCTTGAAATAGGTTGCCAAGTGGAAGTTATCCGAAGTGGGGACATTATTCCTAGAATCGTGGCTCGCGTAGGATGACAAGGACCTGGCAAAAAATAGTTCTTGACAAATTATCATAATTAGTGTAAAATATATATTCAGACATAGGAAAAGTATTGATGTTAGAAATTACGCCGCCCACTCACTGCCCAAGCTGTAAGTTTGAACTTGAGTGGGAAAACCATCTGCTTTACTGCAAGAACCCCGCTTGCTCCAGTAAAGTAGCAAAACGGATAGAGCATTTCGCCAAGACTATGAAGATTAAAGGTCTAGGCCCGTCTACAATTCGTAAGTTGAACATTGCAGAGCCTTACGATTTGTACTATCTAGATACGGAATATTTGGCGGATGCTCTATCCTCCCTTAAACTGGGTCAAAAACTATTCTATGAAATTGAGAAATCGAGGAACGCACCACTAAACATGGTATTACCTAGTTTCAGTATTCCTTTGATTGGCCGAACTGCCACCGAAAAGTTGTCTACAGTCTGTGAGAAATTGATTGATATAAACGAGACGACTTGCGCGAGAGCAGGGCTTGGCCCAAAGGCAACTAACAACCTTCTCAGCTGGCTTAAAGATAATCATGATGTATTATCTCTATACCCTTTTGACTTTAAATTCAAGAGACGTAACTTAGTAAGTACAAAGGAAAATCGAGGCACAGTCTGCATTTCCGGGAAGCTGAAAAGTTACAAAACTAAAGCGCAAGCTACAGAAATACTAGAAAAGTACGGATACATTGTAAAATCCAGTATGACAAAGGATGTGTCTATTCTAGTGAATGAGAGTGGTATTGAATCCTCTAAAACGCAACGAGCCGTGTCGAACGGCATAACTATTGTAACCGATATATCGGAATTACTAGGAGAAAATTATGGCACTTCCCAAGTGGACTGATGAGCGTACTTCTTCGCTCGAAAACTTTGTCGGAGACGAGTCCCCTGTCTCCCAAGCTACTGTGGCTGACGCCGCAGAGCATCTTGAAACTTCTACCCGTTCAGTTTCTAGCAAACTGCGTAAAATGGGTTACGAAGTGGAACTCGCTTCTGCACGTGCTACTCGGGCTTTTTCCGAGCAGCAGGAAGCAACCCTGGCCGCTTTTGTTACGGATAACAGCGGTGAATACACCTATGCTCAGATTGCTGAGAACTTCGAAGGTGGCGCATTTAGCGCAAAGTCAATCCAAGGCAAGATTCTGTCAATGGAACTGACTGGTCATGTCAAGCCGGCTCCCAAGCCTGAAAGTGTTCGGACTTACTCTCCGGAGGAAGAAGATACTTTCATCAGCATGGTGAACGACGGTGCATTTGTTGAGCAGATTGCTGACGCTCTTGATCGTTCGATCAACAGCATCCGTGGCAAGGCTCTCAGCCTGCTTCGTTCCGGTGAGATTGATGCTATCCCCCGCCAGGAAAAAACCAAGAGTGCTAACCGGGCTGATCCCCTGTCAGAACTTGGTGACGTTTCTGGCATGACCGTGGAGCAGATTGCTGATGCAATCGAGAAAACGCCTCGCGGTGTTAAAACAATGTTGACCCGTCGTGGGTTGACGGCGGCAGACTATGATGGTGCTGCTCGTCAGGCTAAGGCTCAGGCCGCAGGCTAATCTGTTTTAACTTATCTCGACTACCAAGGGTAGTAGGAGTTGGACTGCCCCTCCGGGGGCAGTCTTTTAATTGATCGGGGGATCACTATTGAACATTGCTAGTGCATTACTGAAACAAATACTTGTGCTCCAAGACTTTGAAGCTTGGACGCTTTTGCACAAGCATTATTTGCCTACCGAATACCACACCCTCCATAAAATAGTATCCAAGCATACTGAAAAATATCACAAACTTCCTACGTTTGAGGATCTTAAATTTGAGATCAGGGACAGCTCTACGCGAGAAAAAGTCTATGCGCTAGAGACTGTTGAAGTTGACGTAGAAGCAGCGATGCTTTTAGAATACCTGAAGAATGAGTATACTCAGGCAGAGATTCTAAAGGCATTGGAAAGCTATATTGATAATTCTATAGCTTTTGAAGATGCTGAAGAATCAGTAACACAATTACATGAAATCATCCGAGACATAGAGTCAAAAGTAGACTTGCAACCTCCTTCGGAGAGTATGCAACGAATAGAACTATTTATTGATGACGATGAATTGAAAAATTACCTCGCCCTCGGCCTTAATGAGGATTACGACCAGATTATGCAGTTCAGCCCCCGAGATCTCATACTGCTGGGAGGTAAGAGAGGGCGAGGTAAGTCTCTTACAAGTACAAACATTGCTAACAATATGTACGAGAACGGTCGCTCCGCAATGATATTCACTATAGAAATGGATGCGAGAGAAACCTTACAACGTGTTTGTGCAATGGGGGCAAAAGTATCTGCCACCAGGTTGAAGATGAAAAATCTTTCTGTTCCAGAATGGGAAAGAGTTGCAACCTGGTGGGCTAACAGATTCGAGAAGAGCGATGAGTATCTTCAAGAATATAAAGAGCATAGAAGTTTTGATGAGTTACATAAAAAGTTAAGTACAAAGTGCGCTCTAGATCCCAGACGACAGATAGATATTGTTTATGAGCCTAGCCTAACTCTTGCCAAGATACAAGCAGAGCTTGATAAGCGGGCAAAAAGCGATATGGACCTGGGCGTGGTTGTAGTCGATTATCTAAACCAAGTAAAACGTTCAGCCGTACCTTCTCGACAGGGGCAGTATGACTGGACAGAACAAATAGAAGTGAGCAAAGCTTTGAAATCTATGGCACAGGAGTATGAAGTACCTGTGGTTTCTCCATATCAGACAGATGCAAGTGGAGAGGCCAGGTTTGCAAAAGGTATTCTTGATGCCGCAGATGCCGCATTTACACTAGAGAGTTGGACAAAGCAAGATGAATGTATGACTTTTAATTGTGTAAAGATGCGAAGTGGAACGGATGAAATAGGATTTACTTCTTATATGGACTGGGAGACTTTGAAGATAGGCCCCCATACTGTATTGAACCCGGATCAAAAGGAAGAGCAGGAGTTCAAAACAGACGAAGAAATAAACGACATCTAAAATATTTCTTGACATTTATTTCATTTTTTGATATAATATGTTTACATTTTTTGGAGACAAGTATGCCGATAATCAACCCATCATTACGTTATGAGTACACTGGCCGCAGAAGGCCTGCAAAGGCCACTAAAGCTAAGGCTAAGCCTAGCATTAAACACGTTACGCTTTCTCACGAAAGAATCAAGCCTTTTCGTAGATCAAGCCATGACGAGATTCCTTCTCGCAACTATGTGGGCAATGCAACAGCACCAGACAATAGTTATAAAGTGAAGATTTCTTCTCAGTATACTATTGCTCCTGCGTACAACAAAGGCGCGTACCAAGTTATAAACCGAAGCGTAGTGAAAGATATTGGCCGATGAATGTAGAAGAACTGCTAATAGATAAAGACATAAGATACTTACCAAAAGGCAAAGATTTTGCAGTACGATGTCTAAGTCCAGAACATGAGGACAGAAATCCTAGTATGAGGATTGATAAGATTAGCGGTATATTCAACTGCTTTGCTTGCGGCTTCAAGGGAAATATATTTCAACTCTATGGAGAAAAAGCAAACTATATGCAGATAAAGCGAGAGCTTTTGAAGCAAAAGATACGAGACAAAAGAGCCGACAGCATAGGATTGACTATGCCTAAAGGTTTTATGCCGTATGTAGGAAACTGGAGAGATATATCTCCAGAAACCTATACAAAATTTAAAGCGTTTCAGCACGCAAATGCGCCCTATGCCTCCAGGATTGTATTTCCTATAACGGATATATCTGGACGCATAGTGGGATTCAATGGTAGGCACACTTCTGGAGGAGTACCCAAATACATGATTAGTCCTCCTGGTGCAAAACTACCATTGTTTCCTGCTGTAACGCCCATACGGTCAACCGTGATTCTTGTAGAGGGCATATTTGATATGCTAAACCTACACGATAAAGGATTGACTAATGCTGTATGTTGTTTCGGCACGAAAAACGTTAATGAAGATAAGTTACGCATACTGAAGATTAGTGGAGTAACTAAAATAGATATTTTCTTTGACGGTGACGAACCGGGGCAACAAGCGGCAGAAGCAGTAAAAAAATTATGCGGCGATGCCGATTTAGTGACACGAAATATACACATAAAAGATAGAGATCCCGGATCGCTAACAGCTTCGCATATAGCAAACCTTAGTAAAAAATTATATGGAAAAGATCATGCCTAAAGTTGCATTAATAGAAACTAAACCAAGTAGAACAAATTTTAAAGACGCATTTGACCATGCGTTTGAGTTCGATCAATACCAACTGTGTTCAGATCCTAGTGTAAAGAAAGTTCTGAAACGCGATTGCGATATTGATATTGACACTAGCCTGTACGAATGGATAATTCTTGTAGGTAGTGATGCACTGAAGTATTTTACAAAAGTACGATCAGTGACAGAGTATTCTGGAAGAAAGGTAGAAGATAAGTTTCTTGCCATTATAAATCCTGCAATGCTCGCATTTAGACCAGAAAGTAAAACTGTATGGGATAAATCAAAAGAAAACCTTAAGAAATATATAAGCGGTGATCTGGAAGATATACAGGTTGGTGATGATATAGTACGAGGTATTCAAGATACTGACGAAGCGAAACAGTGGGTTCAGGAAGCCTTAGATCATCCCGGAGAGTATATTGCTCTTGACTCTGAAACGACCGGGCTATATCCTAGAGATGGGTATATGCTGGGACTCTCTATGTGTTACGACGGAGAGAAGGGGGTCTATATTGATACGGAGTGTATTGATGAAGAGTTGGAAAGTATGCTCAGAGAGTTGTTCATAAAGAAAATAGTGATATTTCATAACGCTAAGTTTGACGTAGCATTTTTTGAGTATCATTTCAACTTCAGATTTCCGACATTTGAAGATACAATGCTACTGCATTATCTTATTGACGAAAATCCTGGAGGACATGGTCTAAAGACTTTGGCACTCAAGTTTACCAAGTACGGAGACTACGAAAAAGCCATGTACGACTGGATAGAGGACTATCGCAGAGCACATGGTATTTTAAAAGCAGATTTCCAATGGAGTGCTATCCCTTTTGATGTAATGAAAACGTATGCATCAATGGATGCGTTAGTTACTTTTCAACTCTTTCAAAAGTTCAAAAAGATTAAAAAGAATACTAAACTAGCAAAAGTTTATGATGATATTCTGATTCCAGCTTGCAGATTCTTGATTGATATGCAAGATAATGGAGTGCCTTTTAACAGAAAAAGACTGTTTGCGGCACAAGAGCTAATGCAAGCAGAGATTGATAAAGCCATTGCAACTCTTTACGAGAATCCGAAGATTTCACAGTTTGAGCAAGTACAAGGTAAGGACTTCAATCCTAATAGCACAGTACAATTACGAGTACTGCTGTTTGACTACCTTGGTTTGACTCCAACAGGCAAAAAGACCGGAACAGGTGCAGATTCTACAGATGCGGAAGTGCTAACAAAACTGTCAGAGCAGTCAGAAGTTCCAGGATTGATTTTAGATATTCGTCAAAAGTCTAAAATCAAGAATACGTATTTGGATAAAATTATTCCTCAGTTAGATAGAGATTCTAGGCTACGCACAGGTTTTAATCTGCACGGCACTACCTCTGGCAGGCTGAGTAGTAGTGGTAAACTGAATATGCAACAAATACCTAGGGATAATCCTATTGTAAAGGGTTGTATATCTGCTAGACCCGGCCACAAGATTGTGGCTATGGACTTAACTACCGCAGAGGTATATGTTGCGGCAAAACTTTCAAACGATGAAGCCTTGATGGATGTATTTAGATCCGGAGGAAACTTTCACAGTACAATCGCACATAAAGTATTTAAACTACCATGTGAGATTGATGAAGTTGCAGAGCTTTATCCAATGAAGCGACAAGCTGCAAAAGCAGTTAGTTTTGGTATTATGTATGGTGCTGGCCCGGCAAAGATCAGCGAAACAGTAACTAAAGATTCCGGTACATTTTTTAGTGTCGGAGAGGCTAAAGGAGTTATTAACGACTATTTTTCCTCGTTCTTTAAGCTAAGAGAATGGATTGACAATAATGAAAAATTTATTTCGCAGAATGGTTACATATATAGCTTCTTTGGGAGGAAAAGGAGACTCCCTAATGTCTTTTCAGAGGATAAAGGTATCAAAGGTCATAGTATTAGGTCTGGCCTTAATTTTTTGGTGCAGTCTGCTGCTTCTGATATTAATCTTTTAGGTGCAATAGACTCCCATGCAGATATTGCAGCACAAAAAATGAAGTCTAGAATCTTTGCATTGGTTCATGACTCCATTCTGGCTGAAGTGCCGGACGAAGAAGTTGACGACTATTCAATTTTACTGCAATCTAATGTACAAAGGGACAGAGGGTTAACGATTCCAGGAAGTCCTGTAGGTTGTGATTTTGAAGTTGGTCAAGACTACTCAATGGGTAAGTTTGAGAAAAGATATGGTAGTGACCTATAAGACAGCACAGTTAATAGAGTGGCCAGTCTTTAAGCTGCCTTCCGGTAATTGGGAATGTACAGACGGCTTACTTTATATAGATGGACTACTTTTTGACGATAGAAATATGCCTGGAGAAACTTTAGGGCAAAGAAGGCTTCAAAGCCCATTTGACATGGAGCGACTAAATAAGTCTTTGAATACTTTAGTAGGAATACTAAAGCAGTCCCATAAGTATTATATAGATAATCTTGGCAGATGTTTTATCTATGAAAAAACAAAATTTTGTGTTGTAAAGTATTTTCCGATACGAGAAATTGTAAGAAAGGAAGTAGCCTCTCTGTTATGGCTTCACAAAATACCTTTTCCTTTTACTATACCGAGGCCTCCCCTGCCTGAGTTTACTTGGGCAGGGGTTCTTCACATAGATAACAGACCTTGGATGTTGTATGACTATGCAGAAGGCAAGACAAAAGATAAAAGACGAAAAGTATGAAAGCCGTAATTAGCCATAGAATATATATGGACTGTACTGATGAACTGAGAGACAAAATAAGTAAAGAACTTACTTATATTGTGCCTCCGCCACAGCCGAATGATCCACCTATTGTCATAAAAAATATGCAACGGATTAGAAAAAATCTAATTAGCATACCTGTTGGCAGAATAGATTTGATCCCCGACGACTACGAAGTAGTAGATAAAAGAGTACAAATTGAAACTGACTTTCCTGAGTTTAAGTTTGAACTTCGTGATAGCCAACAAGCGGCCTATGATGAGGTAAATGATAACGCTATAATCAACGCTTGGGTAAGCTGGGGTAAGACTTTCACGGGGTTGGCGATAGCTGGAAAACTCCGGCAGAAAACACTTATAGTTGTACACACTGTTCCACTACGAAATCAGTGGGCAAAAGAAGTAGAGAAAGTCTATGGAATTACGCCAGGTATCATAGGTAGCGGTAGATTTGAAATTGATGCTCCTATCGTGATAGGGAATACGCAGACTTTGTACAGAAACATTCTCAAGATTAAAAAAGAGTTTGGCACAGTCATACTAGATGAAATGCATCACGTATCTTCGCCAACTTTTTCCAGAGTTATCGACACAAATTATGCAAGATATAAGATTGGATTATCAGGCACGATAGAAAGAAAAGACGGAAAGCATGTAGTATTTAGAGATTATTTTGGACATAAAGTCCTTCGTCCCCCAAAGGAAAACTATATGATACCTTCTATAGATGTTGTCAAAACAGACATAAGATTTATGGACGGAGCAAGAATCCCCTGGGCATTAAGAGTAAATAATCTAGCAAATAACCATGAGTACCAGCACTTGATAGCTATGCTTGCATCAGCATATGCCGCAAAAGGACATAAGGTACTAGTAGTTAGTGATAGAGTTACATTTTTAAAAAATTGTGCTCAGTTAGCAGGTGAGTCTGCCATCTGTGTTACAGGAGATGTTCCGCATGAGGAAAGGGATGATATGTTAAATAAAATAAGAAGTGGAAGTAAGAATATTTTATTTGGCACACAAGCTATCTTCTCAGAGGGAATATCTGTCGATAATTTGAGCTGTTTAATCCTGGGCACTCCAATTAACAATGACCCTTTGCTTACTCAGCTAATCGGTCGAGTAATTAGAGAACGTGAGGACAAAAAGCAGCCTAAAGTAGTAGATATACACTTAAAAGGCAATACGGCAAGAAAGCAGGCTTCTAACCGTATAGGATATTATATGCGTCAAGGTTATAATATTCGCCAACTATAAAAAAATAGTTCTTGACAAAAGCTTAAAATTTTGGTATAATATGCTATTGTATAATTGGAAAAGCATTTTTGCAGCGACAGATGGAGACGCGTTCGAAATATTCTTAATTCTAAGAATGTTAGTTCACAATACATTTCCCAAAGACAGATTTGATCCTATTTATCCGTACCACAAAGTACGCCATAGCTTTCTGGGTCAGTCATTTATGCTCAATGCTGATGTACTAATATACAATGCCTATAAACATTCTTATAGAGATATAGGAATATACGCTTCCATGGCTTCCTATAGAAGCTATGCAAATTACTTAGTCACAAAAGACACAACATTGGATCTTATTCATTTAGACTACGATCCTAAAGAATTTATTAACGATGACAGGCTACTTTACGTACAGAATGGAAGAGTACATTTTGTATACGAAGAAGTCCCAAAGGAGAAACACTAATGGCTATTGGATTTAATCAAGCAAAGGGCCAAGCCCAAAAATCAAGTATTGTTTCCTATCAGTTTGTTGATGGCGACAATAGCGTTCGTTTAGTTGGCGATGTACTCGCCCGTTATGTTTATTGGATTAAAGGTGAGAATGAAAAGAACCTTCCTCTGGAGTGCCTTTCTTTTGATCGTAACTTGGAAACCTTTAACAACAAAGAGAAAGACTGGGTTCGTGAGTACTACCCCGATCTCAGGTGCGGTTGGTCATACGCTATGCAATGTATTCACAATGGCGAAGTGAAAGTATTTAATCTCAAGCGTAAGCTCTGGGATCAAATTAAGGCCGCTGCCGAGGATCTGGGAGATCCGACCGACCCTGAAACTGGTTGGGATGTAAAGTTCAAGCGTGTAAAAACTGGCCCTCTGCCGTTCAACGTAGAGTATCAGTTGCAACCCCTTCGTTGCAAAGTGCGTAAACTTGATGAGACTGAAATGGAACTCATTTCAGAGTTGCGTTCTATGGATGAAGTTATGCCTCGTCCTACCCCTGACGCACAAAAAGAGTTGCTGGAGCGTGTTCGCACGGGCGGCAACAAAGAGGAGGTAGACGAAGAAGCATTGGAAGCTGAGTTTTCATAAGGAGGGGGGGGCATGCCTGCTTATGCATATGAAAGGAGTAAACGACCGGACGATAGGTTTCTACTACTACGACAAAAAGCAAGTAGTTTTGGGCCCGGGTGCAAAAAAGCGTTTGTACAGCTTTATACAATGAAGGGAGCTTATATAGATGCGAACCCCCACGTAACTAAAGAATTAAAAGATTTTTATTGGGAAGAAGAAGTTGAAAATCTTTACTTAATAGAGCCCTGCCAGTTTGTCTTTGTCGCAGGTAAGACAAGTTACTTTAAAAGGGGTAAAATGAGTGGAGAGGGCACAACCCGGTATTATAAGCCAGGGTTTAGTGTTCCTCACTTGATAAAGCCCTCCCTAAGAGCTTTTGCTTATGCGGTAGCTGAAGGAAAAGTTCCTCTTAAAGTAGAAATGAAATTAATTGCTGATATTGATAGGCTAGATGATGAAATAGGGCCAAATATTGATAGTTTAATCGAAGGCGCTTCAGCTTATATAGATAGATACGTTATTCCTCCTATTAACGGTTATAGAACGGATACTCTAATGGAAGATTTAAAAGATAAATTAGAAACTTTAGTGCTAAATACAAGGTTCAACTCATGATTCTTTTTACAGCAGACTGGCACATAAAGCTAGGGCAGAAAAATGTCCCAGTTGCTTGGGCTTCACGCAGGTATCTTGAGTTCTTTCATCAAGTACATAATATAGAGTGCGATCTTCACATAATCGGAGGCGATCTATTTGATCGCCTACCGACTATGGAAGAACTAGAACTATTCTTTATATTTATTGCTAACGTAAAAGTTCCTACTATTATCTTTGACGGGAACCATGAGGCAACAAAAAAGAATCAAACTTTCTTTGACTTTTTGCAAGGAGTCACACAAAATCTTAATCCTTTAGTAGAGGTGCAAACAAACACCACTTTCTATCCTGGGCATGATTTTTGGATTCTTCCATACTGTGACTTACATAAAAAATCTTGTATAAAAGAAATTCAGTCTAAGACTGAGTATCCTGTATTTACCCATGTTCGTGGAGAAATTCCACCCCATGTTAAGCCTGAGATAGACTTGGATTTGCTTAAGGATTTTCCTGTGGTTTTTGCGGGAGACTTACACTCTCATTCTAATACGCAGAGAAACATTGTATACCCAGGCAGCCCCATGACTACTTCTTTTCATAGAAATGAAGTAAAGACAGGCTATCTCATGATTGATGAAAATAACTGGAACTGGAAATTTCACGAGTTTGAACTGCCTCAACTAATAAGAAAGACAGTTCAGTCTACAGATGAAATGATTGCAACAGACTACCATCATACAATATATGAATTAGAAGGCGATATGCAAGATCTTGCTGGAGTCAAGAACTCAGAACTGCTAGATAAAAAAGTAGTAAAACGTAGTAGTGAAGCTACTTTGCTGCTTGATAACACTATGAGTCTAGAAGATGAACTAGTAGAGTATCTAACATATATTTTAGAACTTGATGAAAATAAAATATCCAATGTTATAGGAACATATCATGATTACTCTCAAAGAATTGCAATGGAGTAATTGTTTTAGTTATGGGCCAGACAATGTTCTGGCTCTTGACTCTAACACATTGACTCAAATTATTGGAACAAATGGAATGGGCAAATCTTCGATACCATTGATTATCGAAGAAGTTTGCTATAATAAAAACTCAAAAGGAATTAAGAAAGCTGATATACCTAACAGATATGTAAATGATGGATACTTTATTAGTCTTACTTTTACTAAAGACGATGATGAATATAAAATCACCGTTGATAGAAAAACTAGTATCAAAGTAAAGCTGGAGAAAAATGGTAAGGATATTTCTAGCCATACAGCTACAAATACTTATAAGTCTTTACAGAATATTATTGGTATAGATTTTAAAACCTTTTCGCAGTTAGTCTATCAAAATACAAACGCTAGTTTACAATTTTTAACTGCTACGGATACTAACAGAAAAAAGTTTCTTATAGATTTGTTGCATTTAGAAGAATACGTAAAGCTGTTTGATATTTTTAAAGAAGCAGCGAGAGAGTTAAATATTGAAGTAAGAAGTGCACAATCACAGATAGATACCATAGAAAAATGGTTGTCTGACAACAAATTGACAGATACTACCACACTTCCAATGCTAAATTTAGAAATTAATACGGATACAGACGAAAAAGAATTACGTCAGTTGACGACAGAAATTGAAAAAATTTCGGAGACCAATAAAAAAATTTCAAAAAATAATCAGTTCAAAGACTTACTGCAACAAATCAATGTTTCAGAGTTTCAGAACATAGATATTTCTGGCATCGAGTCTTATGATGATATGCAAACTGAAATAGGACGATGGCAGTCCAGAGCCACAGAAGCCAAAGAAGTTCTAAAAGGGTATAAGGAAGAACAAGGTCTTTATGTGCCTATAGATGATAATGATACTTGTCCTACTTGCGGGCAAGAAATTGATCTACAAGCAGTACATAAAATAGCTTGTCGCGCAGAAAGTATGCTTCAAACAAGCCAAGTAAAAATAGACGATTTAAGGGCAAAAATAGCCGAAATCAAGGAAAGAAATAAAATTTACCAAGAGGCTAAAAAACTGGAGCAGCAGTGGACGGACATATATAGAAGCATAGACCATGATCTACCTACTAGTTTAGTAGACCAAGAAGAATTAGAGATTAGATTAAAAGAAGTTTCTGATCGCCTTAGAGAAGCAAAAGCAAAGATAAAAGAGATAGCAGAGGAAAATGCTAAGAGAACTGCCAGGAATACAAGAATAGAAGTAATTCAAGAACAGACAGATAATTTTGAAGAGGAGTTAAGACAAGTTCAGAAAAAGTTAAAAGGCATAGATGCATCTTTATCTAATGTCGAAGTCCTTAAAAAAGCCTTTAGTACAAATGGCCTATTGGCATACAAAATAGAAAACTTGGTCAAGGATTTAGAAGAACTCACAAACTCGTATTTGGCAGAACTATCTGATGGTAGATTTACTCTTGAGTTTGTGGTAAGCAATGATAAATTAAATGTCCAAATAACAGATAATGGAAAGTCTGTAGATATTCTTGCACTTTCTACCGGGGAACTCGCCAGAGTAAATACAGCAACACTCATAGCTATAAGAAAACTAATGAGTAGCATATCTAAATCGAGAATAAATATACTGTTTTTGGACGAAGTAATGAATGTCTTAGATGAGGCAGGCAGAGAGAAGCTAGTAGAAGTTCTACTTGGAGAAGAATTAAACACTTATATAGTATCGCATGGATGGACACACCCATTACTGGATAAAATAGAAGTTGTAAAAGAAGGCAATATAAGTCAGTTGGAGATGTAATATGAGAGAGAAAATATTAAAAGCCGCAAAAGTATATCTAGAAGGTAGAATACTTTATCATGAAATGAACGTTGAGTTAATTTTAGAGAATCCTGTAGCGGTTCCTGAACATCCTGATATTATGGAAACTTTAGAAGAAGAGCTGGCTAAACTGGCCGAGTACGAAGATAAACTATTTATGCTTCGTAAGTTTGGATTAGAGGAAGATGGTTGATTCAAGAGCAAAAGGTGCTAGAGGAGAGTACATAGTTAGAGATATACTAAGATTGTACACGGATTTACAGTTTGAAAGAGTACCAAACTCGGGCGCGTTAGAGTATCTCAAAGGAGATTTATATGTACCACACGAGAAAAACAGATTCTGTATAGAAGTTAAAAACTATTCAGACTCTCCTTTTTCAGATAAAATTTTTACCCAGCCCAAGACAAATAATCTTATAAAGTGGTGGCAGAAATTAAAATTACAGGCAAAAGGAGGCAATCAAGAGCCTCTATTGTTCTATAAATATAATAGATCAAAAGTATATGTCTGTACCGAAATAAAACCAAAAAACTTTGAAGAGTTTATATATTTACCTTGGCTGGAATGTTATGTAACACTAGCCGAAGAATGGCTAGAAAGAGAAGATATAGAGTTTATAAATGGCTAAAACATTCACAGAAATGACAAACGTAGAGGCAAGCACTGTGCTTGTGGTAGATGCGTTAAACCTGGCGTTTCGATGGAAACACGCAGGAAGAACAGATTTTAGATTTGACTACCTAAAAACAGTAGAATCTTTAGCCACATCGTATAATTGTGGAACAATTATATTATGTGCAGATTGGGGATCTTCTACATATAGAAAGGGGCTGTACCCCGAGTACAAGGCCGATAGAAAAGAACGGTTCAAAGATCAGACAGAAGCAGAAAAAATAGCTTTTGAAGAATTTTTCGAAGAGTTTGAAGCCAGTCTTGATCTTGCAGCAGAACAATATACAGTTTTAAGATATAAAGGCGTAGAGGCTGACGACTTAGCAGGCTTAGTGGTCAAAAACAAAGATAAGTATGGATTTGAGACAATTTGGCTAGTCAGTTCCGATAGAGACTGGGATCTGCTCATAGATGATAGTGTAAACAGGTTTTCATATGTGACGAGGAAGGAAGTTACGCTTGGAAATTGGAATACTCATTATGATGTTGCTCCAGAAAACTATATAAGCTATAAATGTTTAGTAGGAGATAAAGGCGATAATATAAATGGAATTAAAGGAATCGGCCCTAAGAGAGCCGTGTCTTTAATAGAACAGTATGGTGATGTTTTTGACATACACGACGCTATACCGATAGATAGTAGATATAAGTTTATTCAAGAACTTAATGAAAACGCGGATCAACTACTACTAAATGTAGAGTTGATGGATCTTTTAACGTATTGCGAAGAAGCAATAGGACTAGAAAACGTAGAAGATATGAATTCTAGATTGAGAGGTATCATATGAAGGGCGGCACCAAGTATGCAAGCAATATAAAATTTTATAGCGATTATGCTAGATTCATGGAAGATGTCGGAAAGACAGAAAACTGGGAAGATAGTGTAAAGCGCGTAATGAATATGCACCGTAAAAAGTACGCTAAAGAGTTAGAAGCTAACAGAGAGTTAGCTACAGCGATTGATTTTGCAGAAGAATGTTACTTAGAGCAAAAGGTGCTTGCCTCTCAAAGAGCTTTACAGTGGGGCGGCGACCCTATGCTAAAGCACGAGGCTAAAATGTATAATTGCTTGTCTACTTGGGTAGACAGAAGGCATTTTTTCCGTGAATGTATGTACTGGCTTTTATGCGGGTGCGGCACAGGGTTCAGCGTACAGTTTCATCACGTAGCAAAACTTCCAAATCTAAAAGAGAGGGATAAAGAGGCAAAAACTTTTATTATTCCTGACTCGATAGAAGGATGGAGTGACGCAATCGGTGCATTAATTGCATCTTTTTCGCCTAACAACTCTGAAGCAAAGTTTGCAGAGTATGAAGGCCATCACATTGCTTTTGATTATTCTTTAATTCGTCCCAAAGGTTCAAAAATTACGGGCGGCTTTAAAGCTCCTGGGCCAGACGGACTTCGCCACTCTTTGAGTAAAATTGAGGAATTGTTGACAAGAGAAGTGGCTGGTAAAGGTGAGACTGCTTGGCGTCCTATCATAGCGTATGATGTAACTATGCATATGGCAGACGCTGTCCTAAGCGGAGGCGTTCGTCGCGCTGCGACAATCTGCCTCTTTTCGCCTGATGATACAGAAATGATGAACGCAAAAACGGGCAACTGGTATATGGATAATCCTCAACGTGCCAGGTCTAATAACTCTGCTATGCTTGTAAAAAATGAAGTGACAAGAGAGCAATTTTCTACACTTTTTAAAAGCGTAAAAGAGTTTGGCGAGCCTGGATTTGTGTTCGTGGACGATAAAGACATTACAGTGAATCCGTGCGTTGAAATCGGAATGTGGCCAGTTACAGAAGATGGTGTAAGTGGATGGCAAGGCTGTAATCTTACAGAGATAAATGGAGCATATTGTGACACACCAGAAAAATTTTACGAAGCCTGTAGAGCAGCTTCTATTATCGGGACTCTTCAAGCTGGATACACTGATTTTCGATACGTGGAGGAAGCCTCTAAGCGTATCTTTGAAAGAGAAGCATTATTGGGAGTTTCCGTTACAGGATGGACAAATAATCCTGAAGTATTGTTCAATACCGACGTGCAGCGTGAAGGCGCAGAAGTCGTAAAAGCTACAAATAGAATTCTTGCTAGACTTATTGGAATAAATCAATCTGCAAGAACTACCTGTGTAAAACCAAGCGGAAATGCTTCAGTTCTTTTAGGGACTGCTAGCGGTATTCACGGAGAGCACGCGGCAAGATACTTTAGAAATATGCAGATGAATAAAGAAAACGATGTTGCAAAAGTTTTCGCAAAGTATAACCCCGATGCAATAGAACAAAGTGTTTGGAATCCGTTGGGTACAGATTGGATTTTTTCTATTCCTGTCACAGCACCCAAGAATTCTTTGTTTAAGCGTCATCTCGTAGGCATAAATCAGTTAGAACTTGTACGTCTTACTCAAAATAACTGGGTAGAGTATGGAACTAATGAGCATTTATGTGTTAATCCTGTAGTTAGGCATAATGTTTCAAATACTATTCAAGTGAATGATTGGGATGAGGTAGAAGAGTATATATTTAATCATAGGGAAGATTTTGCTGGAATAAGCCTGTTGGGGCTGGCAGGTGATAAAGCATATGCACAAGCTCCCTTTACAGAAGTATTTGACATTGATACTTTGATTAAATTTTATGGAGATGCAGCACTTTTTGCCTCTGGGTTAATAGTGGACGGTCTACACGCCTTTAATGATGATTTATGGCGTGCTTGCGAGGGTGCATTACGCCACTGGCAGGGAGATCTATTTAAGCCAAGTAGCTTGATGGAAGAAGATTGGATTAGGCGAGCAATTAAATTTGCAGAAAACTACTTTAGTGGTGATGTAGGCGAGATGACTCACTGCTTAAAGGATGTCTATAACTACCATAAATGGGTTAAAATAACCAAAAACATGAAGAAAATTAACTGGAAGGCAGAAAATATAGTGCCTGACTATTTAGATATCGACACTCAAGC